TTGGTGTTAGTGATCCTGTAGGAGTTCACTTAGACATAGCCAGCAATGCATCGGGAGAAGTTAATCAACGCTTTTCTTGTATTATTACGGAGAATAACTATGCTCCTGTAGCTACGGATCTGATACTTGTGTTTGTACCTAAGATTTTTGCCAGATCAATTTTAATGCATTTTCCCAAAGATTTGTTATGTATGCGCAAAGCAGATGCATCTATTGGCTTAGAGTCTACACTCGCTAGTTATATAGGTGCTAAGAAGTGTGTTGATGAGAATGTGGGTAATATAACATACGAACATGCGATTGAATATCCATGGAAGGCGCATAGGCGCGGAATGTGTGGATTGCCACTCTATTGGACTAATGCTAAGAAAACCTGTTCTATAGCGGGTTTACATGTAGCTGGTTTGAATGGGATGGGATATGCCACAATGGTTACGTTGCCTCAACTGCTTAACGCCAAGAAAGCCATTACGGCTTTGGATGTTTATGTTGAATGTTTGAGCTTTTCCGATACACCGGCAGTTAAAGACCCGCATTTCCGTTCACTTATTTATTATAAGGATCAGGGAACTGTGGAGTACTGTGGTAACCTTGGTACATCTAAAACTTTTAGTAATAACAAATCAAAGGTGGAGAAAGAGATTTTTCACGCTACTTTTGACGATGTTGTTCGTGAGGTTGAACCTGATGCTGTCATCGACCAATATTTGCCGCCTCTTATGGGGCATGTGAAACGAAAAGACGGAACATATATTGATCCTTATCATATTTGGTATGATAAATTCAAAGTAGATAAAGTTGCTTTAGATGATGGAGTTATGGCTAAGGCCATTGACTGTATCACAGATAACATTTTGTCCAACCTGAGTGAACATAAGATCGATAAACTGTATCCTATTAATATGGAAGCAGCTATAAATGGTGTTGCACACGATGCATATGCCAAACCTATGGATCTTAATAAGGCAGCTGGATACCGTACGCCTGGGAAAAAACGACAATATGTTGTTGAACACCAAGATACTTACCATCTTCAGGCCGATCTTTTGGCAGAGACCAAACAGGCTGTTGAGGGCTATTTAGAAGGCAAAAAGTATGATCCCTTGTTTGAGCTAAATCTTAAAGACGAACCTCGTTTAATGGAAAAAGCT